TCCAAATTTTGCAGGCCTGTCCCTGTCGAATTCCAAGCAATAAACTGGTTTGCTTCGGGCAGCGGAAAGTCCATGTTCACGCCGGCCGGTAATGACAACGGAGATTTAATCGTGCGATCAGCATCAACCTGCACCTGCTGGATCTGGATCGTGGCACGATCGAGCGCGTCGTTGATGACCTCGGGATAGAACCCGCCCTGGTTGGTCAGATCGGTCGGCTGGGTGTCAGGCACGTCGCTGGTCAGCGTCAGCGTGTAGCCGCTTGCCAGGGCCGACGACAACGTCACCACGCCGCCAGGATTGCTGTTCTGATCGGGGTTAAGCGTGACGGAATAGTCGCTGTTCAGCACCAACGTCTGTTCGACCGCAGCCGAGACATTGAGCCGCACGACAAACAGATCCGAAGCCTGGAAAACTTTAAAGCCAAACGGAAACGCGGAAACCGTGCCGTTGCCGACAAACGGTCCAGCTTTCCGAGTTGTCGAATTGATCGTCATGCAAACAGCTCCTGGATCATAGTACGCACGTTAAGTGCAATCTGGGGGGATACGGGTACCTCGAGACGCATCACTTTTTGCTTTCCTCGCTGGCCTTGCCGGTGACCAGGCCGCGCGTCACATCGACTGGCCCTGTTGGCTTGGTCTTGCCGGCTTCGACATCGATCGCGTAACCGATCGGGCGGCCCAGGACCGTTACTGGGATGCCAGTCACCAGGCTGATCAGCGTCAGCACGTCGCGCACGTTCTTGCCGGTTACTTCCTTATCGTCGCTGGCCACGTTGATCACCGTCTTGCCGACGCCGATCGTGGCGGCCTCGAGGGTCGACACCGATGGACTGGTGGTCATGCGGTCATCGTATGGCTTGTTGTTGAACGCGGTGGTCAATGCCGTGTAGGCAGCAGATCCGAACGGCACCAGGGCAGCCGCGCCCTTGACCTGCGAACCAAAGAACCACTCCATGAATTCATCCAGGTAGCCGTCGTCGTCCTCGTCGTCCCACTGGCCGCCCAAGCTGCGCACGATCGCATCGGCCACGATCATCGGCAGCATAAAGCCCATCGCGTAAATATAGACGAGCTGGCCCTTGTTGCCCCGGAAACCGAGATCGCGGATCACCTTGATATATTCATTGGCGTTGAGGTTCGCGAGCATGTTGAAGTAGCCCGAAAACTGGATCAGCGTCTTGTAGAACGGAGTGCCGACCTCGAACGCGGCCATGTCCTCAGCGGTCAAGCTCGACTGCGTCAGGCGCACCGCAGCGTCGGCGCGTTGCACAGCCTCGCGCACCGCCTCTGGATCGCTCACGCCCACACCCAGTTCGACCAGGGCTTGGTTGTATGTCGCTGTCCAAGTGACCACGTCGACCTGGTTCTGGAACGCGGTCTGCAAGAAATAGCCGTGCTTCTGACCCCACTTCTGGATCTGCTCATACCGGCTGGGGTTGAGCAGCAGATCGTTCATCGTGTCCTGGATGTCGAAGATCTGGTTTTGCAGGCGGTCGCGCATGAACGACGACAGCTCGCTGACCTCCTGGGTGACAACCTGGCTGTTGCCCATGTAATTGGCCAGGGCGTTCTTGAGGTACGACGGCCGCACTTTGAGCGCTGCCGGGAAATAGCCGGTCACTTGCTGAAGCGCGTTGGTGATGTTGGCGAACATGATGCCGACACCAGTGCGCGCACGCACCGTGCTCCAGAACTGATCGACCGCCTTGTGCTTACCAGGCTCGCTGGTAATCTGGCGCGCCGCCCGGTTGAGCCAGGGGATCAGCATGTCCTCGATCACGGTCGGGTCGACCCTGGTCAGGGTATCGGCGAACTCGCGCTTGCGCAGTAGCTTAAGCACGTCGCGCACGGCCGGCTGAACCTGGGCAAACCGGATCACGTCGTCGATGTGCTTGGCCATCAGGCGAATATCGAGCGACAGCGCCTTGTTGTATTCGACGCGGCCCTTGGTGAACCCCATGCCAGTGCTGGGCATCGACTGGCGGAAGTCGCTTTCAAGCTCCTCCATCTTGCTGTTGCGCTGCGCATCGCGAACGATAAACTGATCGGTCTTGGCCGGCACATACCCGCCGCGATAAACGCCCCAGGGCGTCGTCACCGGCATTGCCTCGACCTCGCGGAAATAATAGCCGAACAGGTCGTGGTGCGCCTTCTGCGCCATCGGCTTGAGCTCTTCATTGAGATCCCAGACCGCCTGGACAAAGTCCATGTCCTCCTTGGTGATCTTGCGCTCCGCAATCATGCGATCGAGGAAAGCATCCCAGCGGCTGGTGTCGACGCCACCGCCCTCGAGCTGCCGGCCCCAGCCGCGCCCGAGCAGCAGCTTGCGCAGGTTGCTTTCGTTGCCGCTATGCAGCAGCGCACCCAGTACCTCGGCCTTGCCGATCCCGCCGTTGTCTTCGCCGAACGTATAGTTGAGCTCGGGCGCTTCGATCTTTTGTACCGGCAGGTCCAGCTTCTCGAGCAGCTCGACGTAACGCTTAACGTAGACGTTGCGGGTTTCGCGATACTGATTGAGCGCGTCCTTGATCGGTCGCCAGATGTACTTGGTGAACGGCCCAGGTCCGTCCGGGCCATCCGTTGCGTCAGCCCAGTGCTCAATGCGCCGGGTGGCAGCCTTGGCCTGGTAGAACGAGCGCACCGCACGATCGCGCTTGCTGGGCGCCGAGCGCTCGCCAGGCACCTCTTCCGGCACGCCGATCTCGTTCAGCCGCTCGTTGAGCTCGCCGATGACCATGTTCAGATCCAGAGCCTTGCCCTCGATCATGATCTCGTTCTCGCGCTTGGCCTGGAACCATAGCGCTTCGACCGCATCGCGCATGATGCGGAACTCGTCCATCGTCAAATCGCGGTAGGTCTTGGGCTCACCCGCGATCGCACGCAGGATGATTGGCTCGAGCTCGGCATAGAGATCCGGGTTATATGCCCGCAGCTTTTCCAAGTATTCGGTCGGCGCCTTGTCCTTCTTACCCAAGCCGTAATAGGCCAGGATCGAGCGCGCGGCATCGACCAGGTCAACGTTTCGGGTCTTGGCGATTTTAGCGTCAGGCCGAAAGATCTTTTTGAACGAGCGCAGCGCCTTGGCGACCTCTTCCTTGGCAGCGATTGCTTCGCGGGTGAGTTGGTTCTGGACAAGCTGGTTCTGCTTGGCACGCGCTGCCTCGGCGCTCTTGCCGGCCTTGATCGCGTCCATCGCCTGGCGCGCCGCGCGAGCCTCGGCCACGCTATAATCGCGCTGCTTGATCTCGCTGATCTTCTTGCCGCTAATGATCTGGCGGGCGACCTCCTGAGCGGCCTTCATCATCACGCGCACCGGCTGGGTGGCTTTCGACAGGAACCGCAGCTCGACCGCGACAAAGCGCGCGCGAGCCTCGTTGTGCAGCGCCTTCTCGACCTCGAACTCAAGTTCGGCCGGCGTGTTCATGGCGCCGTGCTCGTCCAGCATACGCATATCGGTGCGCGCGTCGATCTCTTCCTTGATCGGCTTGGCAGTCAGCAGCGCATTGACCAAGGCCTCGCCGCTGGTGAACCCGAACATCTGCGCGACCAGATCAGGCGACAAGCCTGTCTCAGACAGCATGCCGTATTTTCCATAACCCAGCTTCTTGAAGTCAGGCGGCGGGACCAGCACTTCCTTGCTTGCCGGGAACATGGCCTTGACCTCGGACAGATTAAGTTTGTTGCCCTGGAGCACCTCGATCGGGTTGCCCTCCTGGTCCATCACGCGGCCGTATTTCAGGAACTCGATGGCCTTGTAGATATCTTCGCCCTTGACCTCTTCCTCGACCTGGGCGCGCACCTCCTTGCGCAGCGCGTCATGCTTGGCCTGCATCTCTTTAAGCAAGCGGCTCTTGGCGTTTGACAGCCACTGCATCTGGCGCAGGCTGGCCTTGGTCAGGTCGATCGTCGCAGCCTCGCGCGCCTCGTCCAACATCGCCTGGTACGCCATCCAGGCCGCATCATCCATGCCGCTCTGCTCCTGGGTCTGGAATAGGCCTTCCATGTTGCGCACGGCCTCAGCGCGCTTGATCTGGTCATCGCTGGCAATCATACGGTCCATGACCTGGCGCACCTCGCCCGTCAGGATCGGCAGATCTTCGTTGTGCTCTTCGCGATACAGGCGGTTCAGATCGTCGCGGATCGACAGGTAGACGCGCTTGAGCCAGGCCGAAAACTTGTCAAACATGCTCTGCATCTCGACGCCCGGCGCCTTGCCCTCAAACAGGTAGAGCTCATAATTGTAGGCCCACTGCTCGTGATATTTACGCTGCTCCTCAAGCGACATCTTGTTCCAGGTGTCGAGATCCGCGACCCTGAACCAGTCCAAGATCGTCTGCATGTCGGCCTTCATCTGATCAGTCGCATCAGGCAGCGCTGCCATGTCCGCGTAAACCGTCAGGAAGAAGTGCGCCGTCTCATGCAAGAAGGTAGAAAGATCCGCCTTCTCGTTCAGGATCGTCGTCAGTCGCTTGGGGTCGAACCCTCCTCGGGCGGGTTGAGCAAGTCGCCCAGCTCGCTCGGCAGCCTCTCGACGAGATCGGGCGGCAAGATCTCCTGCACTTGCTGCGCCAGCTCCTGCGCCTTCTCCAGCAAGCTCTGGCTGTCGGAGGACACCGGAGGGGCCGAATTCACCGGCTGCAAGTCGATTGGCAACTGGTTGATCGATGCCAGCCGCTGCATCCTTAGCTGAAAGGGGGACAGGCTCATATCGTTCTCCTATTTTGTCAGCCAGCTCGGCCAGCTTGTCGAGATCCACACCCTCGCGGAAATACCACGGCCGATTGCCGCTTTCCGTGACCTTAAATTTGGGTGGCAGGATCGCGTTGCCTTTGACTTTGATGCCGTCCAGAAATTCCCGGAACTGCTCAACGGTAAACTGATAGTCTGCCTTCCCTGGTACACTGTACAGGAAATACGGGATGCCGTCACCTGTTCTGCCATACCGGGCGCCATAAGCGAACGCGCCGTATTCGCCTTCCTTGGCAGTCACACCTTCGAGCGGAGCCGTGGCGCCACGCGCGGCAGACAGAATGGCATCGATCGTCGCGTGCGAGGCTTCCTGGTTTGATGATGCGACCCAAGTTTCCCAATGATAGCGGCCGATGCTGGCAGCTTCAGGGCGGCCCACAGCGGTGTAAATGTCCTGGATCTTGGCCTGGAGCCCGCGCTCGATCGCTTCATAGATCAGCAGACCGCGCGCGCCATAGGTCAAGGTCGACAGCGCGCTGCCGGCCACCGGCTTGCCGTCTTCTTTGTAGCCGTCATAGAGGTTAATGTTGTTGAACCGACCGTCGTTCCACAGCTCACGGATCTGCACGCGGTCCAGGACCATTACGTCCTCATACCCGGCAACCAGCAAGGTGAACGACACCACCTTGTTGTCGATGCCGACGCCTTCGCCCATCTCGAGGAACTTGCGGCGCACCTGCTGCCCGGTGCTGTTCGGGTCCGACATCATATCGTGCAGCACTTGCAAACGCGATCGGCCGGTGCCGTCGCCTGCGTCCTGGGACATCTTGACCAGGAACGTCTTGCCGAACGCATTGAGGTTGTGCGTGGCGCCCGCACCAGGCTGACCGCTGCCCTTGGGCGCTGCACTTGCCGCCCAGGCAGAATACTCATCAATCCGGCTTTCGAGCGTGCCATCAGCGGCTGCGGCAATCCATTCGCCGATGCCATCAAAGCTGTCGATGAACAGGCTTTCCTGCGTGTACGGAGACACGCCGCGCGACAGGAACGACCATAGAAACAGGCGCCCGGTGTCCTCGATCGAGATCCGGCCGTTGACATAATCATCACGGAAGCCGGCCGCGTTATCAAACCCGTGATCTGCGTCCTCGATCTGGCCAGGTGTCAGCGTTTTAAGCAGGTCGATCGAGCCTGTGCCGTTCAGGTTTTTGATAAACGCATAAGGCGGAACCGGCACGTCATCGCTGGCCAGCGCATCAGCCAGCATGTCAGTCCAGGCTTCGACCGAGTCGGTGGCATTAGGATGGCGGCCCAGCACCTCATCGATCGCAGCAATTTGGCGCGGCGCCGTGCTGTTCATTGTCACCTGGGCAAAGAGCGGTTTCTTGCCCTTGGGGATCTCGACATCAGCTTTGACGCGCAGATGCGGCATCAGGCCATGCTTGTTGCCCTCTTCCGTGCTCTGGCCTTCGATCGTGGGCGCGCCGCGCTGTGCCAGCAGCTCCGCGCTTTCGCGTGACCAGTCGCCGCGATTGTTGATCGATTTGATGTCGGTCGCATCAAAAGCCACAATGATGTTGCGGCCGCCGATCGAGACATCGATACCGTCATAGCCGCGCGCTTTGATCTCTGCCGTGATAGCGTCAGCATCGCCGCCGACTTCGCGTTTGATATCGGTCAGCTCTTGGGCATCAGTTAACGGGTTTTGCAGTGCAACATAGAGCGGCAGCACGTTGCCGCCGAGATCTTCTTCGGCAGGCGGCTTGGTGTAATCCTTGGCAAATGTGCTGGCATATTTGGGATCGCGGGTCAGGTAGTAGCCCGAACCCCAGATCTGGCCATTGACGCCAGGCGCGCGCTCAAACCGGGTAATCTCGCGCGTCGTGCCATGATAGACAATCTGCGGCTTGCCTTCTTTGTCGACGATCTTGCCGGCGCGAAACCAGTTCTGGAAAGCTTCGCTGTCGGTGCGGACATTGCCCTGCTGGTCAAACAGATCTGCCTGCGTTGCGCCTTTGCGCGCGGCCTGCACTTTGTACATGTAGCGGTTATAGAACTCTTCCGGCTGGATCTTCAGCTTGGCAGCCTGGGTCACCACAAAGTCGCGCACAAAATCAGCGTTGAGCGCTGCGGCCTTGGCTGGCATCGTCTTGGTTTCTTTAAGCTGCGTGTACATAGTATCGCGCACGCGCTTGGCGCTGTCGGCAAATGCCTTGTCGCTTTCAAGCTTGGCATCCAGCACAGCCTGAGCTTCAGCCTTGAGCTGTTCCTTCTGTGCCTCAAATTGCTTGGCTTCAGCCGCGCTCATGGCTGCCGGGTCCAGGCGCAGGTGCGGCACCATTGCATCGCCCAGCTTGGTGCCGGCCACGCGCGCCGCAAACTGCGCCGTTGGGATAACAACATCGCTGCCGGTCTGAATAGCCTGAGCAAGTTGCTCGGCCACGCCAGGCATCACGCGGTTGAGATCTGCATCAGTGATCCGGGCCTGGCGCAGCACGTTGGCCATTTCATTGGCGTCGACAAAGATGTTCTCAGCTCGTCCGCCTTCCGCCTGAGCAGCGATGAACTGCTCATAAGCCGCAGGGTTGCGCTCGCGCACTGCGGCAGCGCCGGCATTGTTGGACAGATCGGTGAAGAACTGCTCGGCACGCATCGCCTGCTGCGCGCGCCCGATGTCGCTGCGGAACTGCACTGCCGCGCCAGGCACGCCCAGGACAGCCATGCCCATTGCAGTCTTTACGAACACGTCGCTTATCCGGCTGGCCAGCTCTGCGCGGCCTTCTTCGGTGGTGATCTTGGTTTCGAGCTCGTTCTTGCTAAACGTGCGGCCCAGATCTTCGCCGATAAACGAAACGAATTCCTGCAAGCTTTCGGTACCGGCTTCGGTCAGGATCGTGCTGCCATAAGCACGCAGAGCGCCGGTCACCGCCTGGGATACAGTCGGACGCACCAGGGCTGCGCTGATCTCTTCGCCGATTGCTTTGTTGAGCAAGCGCTTGAACGGTGTGGCTGCCACGCCAAAGCTGACAGTTTCAAGACCCGCATTGATTATGCCGACGCCAGCGGACGCCCATTGTGCCGTAGCCTTGTCAATGCCAGCGTCGACCATGTCGAGATAGGCCAGGCCGCCCTCGAGCTGATAGGCCTGCTCGGCCATTTTGTAGGTGGTGCCAACCTTGAAGCCAGCAAGGGCCGCGCCTGGCACGGTGATAATTTCTTCAGGCGCCAGAGCCTGCGGGCCAGCCTGACCAGCCAATGCAGCCGCGCCGCCAAATCCTAAACCAGTTGCAGCGCCATAGGACAGCGCTTGTGGCAGTGTGTTCGACATCTGGCCCAGGATGCGCGAGGCCCCGCCCAGGAAGGTGCTGTCATCCGACAGGTTGCGCAGGCGCCCCCGGATCTCGGTAATCTCCTGCCAATCGCGCTGGCTTGCCTGGCCCATCTGCGCGCGCTGCCCAAGGACACCCAGGCGATATTCCAGGTTGCCGGCTTCCCATTGCTCCGACACGTCCTTGGGGATGTCAGAGAACCACTTGAAGATCTTTTCGGTGGTCGAAAGATTGTCAATCTGATCGTGCGCAATCGCAGCAAAATTGGGATCAGTGAGCTGCCGCGCCAGGATCGGGCTGGTGTTCATCAGGCGCCGCTGTTGGATATCGACGATCGCGGCGCGACGGCGCACCTCTTCCATGTTGTTTCGAGCGATCTCGGGGCCGACGCCGGTCTTAAATCCCAGGCGCTGTGCTTCGGCCTCTACGTCAGCATTCTTGCCCGCCGAGCGCGCAATGCTTTCCATCAGGCGCTGGTTTTCCTGCTGATCCTGCTGATCAAGCAAGCTGTCATAGACCGACGGCGCCGGCTGGCGCGGATTGACGGTCAGAGATTTTTGCGGGTTCTGTGAAGGAGCGGCATCAAGAATGCTGTCGTAGATGTTACCGTCTGACATGTTTAACGCGGCCTCCCAGCCTTAACCCAAAGTTCTGCGATTGCTTGCTCAGTTACCGGCCGGCCGCGACGGGTTAGCGTCTGCGTGATCTGCCGGCGCTGTTCGGCTGGAATAGCTGTCAACTTGACCTCTTCGCCGCCCACCTGGACATAGGCCTCGGCCATTTCGTCTTCAGTCAGCAGGGCCACCGGCTTGCGCGGATCTCGGCCCCATTCGCTGACAAAAGCCTGATCCATGATCACCTGCTCCATGATCTGGCGCTTGCGATCGCGGGTCAGCTCCTTGCCTGTGACCGTTTGCTCTGTGTCGATGATGTCGCGGATCTGGTTTTGGATCTTGATCGAGGCTGCCGCGTCTTCGGTGCCAGCCTTCGGGCTGACCAGGCGCCCCAGTCCATTGGCATTGAAGATGCCGTCAAGTTGCTGATTGTCGATCGAGACAGCACGGACCGTGGTTTCATTGGAAGAATAAGCGCGCGCATAGAACTGGCGATAATCGCCTTCAGATAGCTTGTCGCGGTACTTCTCGATGTTGCCCGGCGTCACAAGCTGCGGGTTCTTGATCAGCTCGAGCACGGTTTCTTCGCTGCTTTCGCGCGGGAGGCCCTTCTGCAACTGGAATTTCACGTCTTCTGGGAGCTGCGCCCAGGTCGAATTCGGAATAGCGCGCCAATCGCCGCCTGCTTTGTACCAAGCTTCTTTGGCATTATCGATCAGCTCACGTTCGCGCTCGTTTTCAATTGCGCGCAGTTGCCCCCATTGTTGCCGCACACCAGCTTTGATCTGATCGCGGATTAATGGCTTGTCGGCATAGTCACGATCGATTGCAGCAAGCGTTTTTTCCAGACTGTCGGTCGTGGTCTGCATCGGCGTCCCACCACCACCACCGCTTTCAATGTCGCCGGCCGTGCGTGGATCAATCGGCTTGCCATTGCGCTTGAGCGTATAATGCAGATGCGGGCCGCCAGTTCCCGTGTCGCCAGATCGCGCAACGACTTGGCCCTGCCTCACGCGATCGCCGACCTTGGCGTCAAAGCCAGATAGATGAGCAAATCCGACTATGTCGCCATTATCCAGGCGGACACGCATCGACATGCCGCCGCCATATTTGTCATCGTTCCATGTCTGGATCACTTCGCCGTTATAAGGAGCGCGGACTTTAGTCCCAACAGGAACAGCCAAATCGATGCCGTTGTGCGCGCGCTTGCCTTTGTCGCGCGGGTCGCCAACAACAGATGTAACCACAGTGCTGTCGACCGGCATGATTAGGCTGGCAGTCGTGCGGCCGTCTTCGGTTTGGCCGATGTCGCCCTGGGTGTAGCGCTCGATCGCGGTAACGACTTCGATCTTGTCTTCGGTGCCGTCGATCGCGCTATTCAGGCGCAGCGCGGTTTGCTCATCCAGCCGGCCAGCCTTGACCTGCTCGTCATAAAACGCGCGCGCCGCAGCAGGATTGTCATCGTCCAGCAGGCGCGAAACGACGCCCATTGTTACGGTGCTGTAGACTGAATTGCGCAGCGCTTTAGCCTGAGAGCCTTCAAGATCCAGGCCGTTCAATCGAGCCAGGTTGTCAGCCTCTGCCAGGGCCGTGTTGATCGCGGTGTTGTAGGCGCCGATCGCCGCGCCGTTTTCGTCCTTCTGCCCCCGGCTTTCATAGTTCTGGATGGCTTCGGCCGTGTACAGCTCCATGCGAGATCTGCTCTCGTTGATGGAGTAAACCTTGACCTCGCGAAACTTGTGATCGGCCATCTGGCCTTGCAGCGTCAGCAGATTGCGCGTGGCCACCTGCTGGAACATGCGCTTCTGCACATCATTGGTGAGCTGGCTTTCGGTGTCCTGGAACACCTTGGCCAGGGCTTCCTGGGCCGACTGATATTGCGTCTCAGCATTCTTGCCGGTGGTGCGCAGATAACCGTTTTCGCCGCGCAGGATTTCCTGGGCCTGGCGCAAAGCGGCCACGTCAGCCGCCTTGGTTTCAGCTTCGTCTATCTCATCCTGGATGCGCTGGCCGATCCGCATGACAGTCGTGCCGGCCTGGAGTTGTGCGCGGCCCATTTCCTGCATTTGCTCGGGTGCGGCATTCCGCATTGGAGTGACGCTAGGCGCCTCAAGTGCAGGCATGCCTTGCGTGCTGACATCAACCTGGGGTGCAAAACTTGTCGGTACAGTGGGCATCTTGTGTCCTCGTCCTTATCCGCCAGCTCGAGGGCGCCAAGCTTGGCCAATGCTCGAAGCGCTGCCAAGAAGGCTGGAAAATCCGGCGCTGATCGGGCTGATGGTCTGAGCAGAAGCCAGCATGTTTTCAGCGCTCACGCCGGTTATGCTGGCCTGGGTGAGATAGTTCTGTTTTTGCATGCGAGCTGCTTCGGCCGCGCGCACCGTGTTGGCGTTGATCGTCAGCGCGTCGGTTTCCTTCATAAGATCCAGGCTGGCCACCACTTCTTTAGCGCTGCCGACACCGGCCTGGATGCCGCGCGCTGCCAGCGATGCCTGGGCGCTGGCTTTCACCTGACCTGCGCGCATGGTGTATTGTCCAATCTGGCGCTCACCAGCGAACAGGATCTGCTGCGCCTGGTATTCGGCCTGGCGTGCGTTGCTCTTGGCCATGTCAGCCTGGAACTGCAAATTGAGCGCCTGGCTCTTGGCCTGGTACTGCGCCGTCTTGGCTGCGTAAAAGCTGCCAACAGCGCTGTTGATGGCGCCAAGCACGGCCATCCAAGGGCCGGCCTTGTTGAACACATCGGCTATCTTTTGCATGCCGGGCGACGTGGTGCCAAACCCGCCGCCTGTTCCAGGAATACCGGGCTGATCGCCAGGCAATATACTATCAAATTGCGCGTTCAAGGCGCCCATCGAGCCAGCGTCCCATGCACCTGCTGGCATCGTTAAAAGGGTTGCCATGTTGACCTCCGATCAATGCTTGCAACGATAGGCGCGGCAATGCGCCTTACGGGTACCATCAGCCACCGATAACCGCTTCGAGGGTCAGGCCCACGATCGTCAGTGGCAGCGGATCTGCCTGGCGGATATAGACTTGGCCATTGGCTTGCCAACTGGGCGTCAGCATAACCAGGATCTCAGCGCTCTTGAGGCTGGGTGGGCTACCATAGGGCTCGGTTGTGCGCTGCTTGGCTTCGGTCAAGTTATCCGCATCTGGGCCGATGAAGATACCGCTCGATTGGAACACGCGCAGCCAGGCCTTGTTGATGTTTTTGAAGCGGCCCTGGCCAAAGCCATCAATATTGAGTGACAGCGGCAGCGTCTGAAGATCCGACTGATATGGCAGGCCGACAGTGATCACACTGCAAGGCCGTTGAATGTTGACCTGGCCGCCTGTGACGACCTGCTGCGGCATGACAGCGCCATCTGCCAGGATCGATACGGTCTTGCCCTCGAGGTGGCCCAAGCCGCTCACGATCGCTGTCGGTGCGCCGTTGTAGGTCAGGCCGCAATCGACAAAGAAGCAGTTCTCCAGCGTCGTGATCTGCCGGCTCATCATGCGTTCGACATAGCGCTTGGTGACGCCACCGATTGTCCGGCGCACGACGACATAGAGCACGTCTTCGTTACCTTCAGCGACAACCGCGCAGCTTTCAAATGCGCCATCCGTATCGTGCCAATGCCAGGCGCCGATTTGCTGCTCAGGCACATAGGTCAGGCCCAGCAGATTGCCATTGCTCGAGACAAACCACAGCAGCGGCTGAGGCGCCTTGCTGTAGGCCATATCAAGGATTTCGAGGTTGTCGAACAGGTGAGCCGCACGCAGCGACAGGTCGCCAGTGATGAATCCGTTCGCCTGCCAGGAATAGCCCAGCTCGCGCACATGGCCGCCACGCGCTGCGCAATAGACCAGGCTGTTGTTGATCAAGCTGGGCTGCACGTTGTTAGCGCCGATGTAGGACTGCGGGCGCACTGACACGGTGGTTGGAGTAATCGCGTCCGAATTGATCGGCGACACGCGCCATTCGGCCGCGCTGGTCAGCATCAGGAGCTGGGTCAGCGGCACGATATGACGCACCGTGTTGGCCTCGCGCGCAGCCACGCGGATCTTGACGCGATCGGTGTCTTTGACCGGCAGCGAGAAACTCATGTCGCTTTCGGTGCCTGACCTGGTCATCCACAACGTCTGCGGCTCGTTGATCGTGCCAGCAAACGCGCGGCGCTGCTCGAAATAGGACACAGCGCCAGGATAATTGCCAGCCGATGCAAACGTCGTCTCGCGGATCGGCGGCGTCACACCCATGTCAGGCGCGATGTTGTCGTCGACAAAGCTCAGGCCTTCGGTCTTGCCGATGTAGCCATAAAGCCCGCTCTGCCGCTTATAGATGTTGTAACGCGCGGCACCGGCTACAGCGCCCCATGAAATCGTGTTGTAGCTGCCGCTGACGTACAGATTGTTGACCACGTTGACGGCCGTGCTAGGGTCGCTTTCGTCCAGGCCATTGGCTGCAACAGCGGTGACCTGGTAATAGTTGTCGATGTCGAAGCGCTTGGTGCCGTACTGGATGGTGCCACCCGTGGCGGCCGCATCAGGAATGATCAGCGTGCCATCATAATCGGTGACGTACATCTGATCTTTGAGCGGCAAATGGGTCACCGGATCGATCGGGATGTCTTCAACCACATAGAACCCGTCTGGCGTGTTGGTCGGGCCACTGACGCCGGAAATGTAGATCCCATCGCCTTCGGACAGCGTGTGATTGTTTACGGTGGTGATCAGGCCGGTGGTGCCATCCCAGGTCGAGATCTGCGATTTGTAGCCAGGCGATGCAGTCACCGCGACCCCGCCAGGCGTGGCGACAGTGGGCGCAAACGAGATCACCGTGTACGTCCAGTTGGTCGCGCCCAGGCGGCGCAGCTCGGCCGGCGGATAGTTCGGATGCACCAGCGTCAGCACGTCAGCCGATTGCACATAGTGAATGTCGAACAGATCCGCTTCAAGGTAGGGATTGACCACTTCATACGGCACGCCACCCGACAGCACAGTGCCGCCATTGGTGTGGAACCGGAAGTAACCCTCGCCGATCTCGATCACCATTGTCTGCGTGGTGCTATAGGTAAACGAGATAAGCCGAGTTTTTTGGGCGCTATTCTTAACCTCACGCACAAACATCGTGCCTGGCCGGTTCTCGGCTGGGCCTTGCGGTGTCGCGATAAAGTTGCGCATCTTGGCGGCGCCGGTCTGGAACTTCACATCGTCGATGCGGCCGAACATTTCCGGCGAAAGCTCGCCACCGGCAAACGATCGGTTGAACGTGCGTGTACTCGGCATGCTTACCTCCCAGCCGTCCAGGAAACGATATGCTCTGGCTTGACGTTGCGCTGGTTGGCGTCGGAGCTTTCCGCGCTGGCCAGGTATTGTGCCATCATAGCAGTGCAGCGCTTGGCTTCAGCCGCGCCCTGGTCGCCCTTGATCACCGGGCCGGCCAGCATCGATGCCAGGTGCCAGGTCAGCGTCATGACAAACAGCGGGCTAAACTGCGCGGTGTCGGTGATATAGGCGCTGTACCGCAGCACAGCGTTTTCGGTGTTGGTGTAAAGCACACCAGTGCCATCGGGCAGCGTCTCGATCGTGTAGGGCTGCGGCACATAGCGGCCAGCAGCGATCACCGGGCTGTAATTGTGCGACCAATAAGGCGTATCGGTCGGCACGAAGCGCGTGCTGTAATCGTCATACGCATCAGGCGGCAGCACAGAGATCGCATTAAGGCAATCGGCCGGCAGCGCATAGGCATAGCGCCATTCGGGCCAGGGCATGTTGAGCTGGGCAAGCTGCACGCGGCGCATGGCAAAATTCCAGAAATGCAGCTCGAGCAGACTGTCGCGCGCGATCGGATAGAAACGGGCGCAGTGTTCAGCCTGGGGTGATCCTTCAGGCGGATCGATGCTGGCCACAGTGGCGGTGTCGCCAAGATGGCCGAGCGCAAGATTGCAAATATCGACGGCAGACGCCATTGGGGCCTCCTGTTAAGTAAAAGGGGGCCGTGGTTTCCCAGCGGCCCCCTCCGTGACTAACGCTTCCAAACGGAAGAGTTAAGCCGCACCTGCGTCCGCATCAGCCTTGGGCGCACGCTTGGCCTTCGGCGTCCACTTCTTCGCAGGAGCAGGCGCTTCCGCCTCGTCTTCGTCGACAGCGGCCGGGATTTCCCGACCCTTGGCGACTGGGGGAGCCCAGTCCGAACCGTCGACAGGTTCGAGGTTACCGTTGTACGGCCCATTGTACTCAAAGACTTCATCCTCCTGACGAAGGGTGTTGTCGACTTGGCACAGGCGGATGGCGCGGAACTGAGGCATGGCTTAATCTCCCTATTAGACCACCGAGAAGCCAGAAGCGTAGAACTTCTGACCATCCTGGATGGTGTTTACAACGTCAGCGGTGACCTTGCCAGTCAGCATCGGGCCGGTGGCAACATCGTAGTTGGCGCCCAGGTAGCGGTAGCCGAGCGATGCGATCGACGGGTTGATGCGGACAGCATGGCGCTTGCCAAGTGCCAGATCAGTCAGTGCGATCGGGCCGGTCGAGCCGAGAACCACCGGGCTGCCCAAGTTAGCAGCGGTCGAGCCGATAACCTGAAACGTGAGGGTGGCAGCACCGGCAGCGGTGAAGGCCTCGGTGACGGCAAAGTGCATGTAAAGCTCTTCACCTTCACCAATGTCGCGAGCAACCGAAAGATCGATCGTGTCGGTCGAAACCGCATCGACGGTGATCGCCTGATCGGTCGAAACGCGGAGCAGCTTGTCAGTGTACATAGTCAGATCCTTTCAAATGAGGGGGCCAGCGATTAGGCAACCACAGCTTCGGTGTTGACGATGGCGTCAACGCGACGGAGCGGAACGCCCAGGAACGACAGCCACGAATACGGGGTGCCGAACTGCGAGAGGCCCTCATTGATCTTGAGGACGTACTGGCTCTTATCCAGGGCAGCGATCGAGAGGCCGCTGTGGACGGTACGGTTCATGTAGAACGCGGGCTTACCCATCGCCATGTTGGGGATGCGGTACAGCGAGCGAGCCATCAGCTTAATGATGTTGGTCGCTACGTTGGCAGCCTGCGTGCCGGTCTGGCCGATCAGGTCATTTACGTCGATGTTGCAGATGCGAACGACATAGCGCCAGTCCTTGACGACCAGGCCGTTCTTCCACTGATAGCGGGTGGCATACGCCTGGAGACGGGTGCCATCAGCGTTGTAGACGGTCTGTTCGCCCAGATCTTCGTGGATCAGGCCGGCCTTGGAACCCTTCGGGAAGGGGCAATAGACGGTCTGGTCACCCCAGACGACGAGGTAGATCGAGGTGTTGGCAGTGGCGTCAGAGCCGCCGGCCGACAGAATGTTCTGGGCGTTGTTGGGAGCGCCAACACCGATGTCCGAGTAACGCGGGGCGAGGCCCAGGAACGTCTTCGGATCGGTAGCCGGGTTGCCGTAGAACAGCGTGGTGGCCTGGGTCTGGTTCATGGCTTCCAGGAACGCGGTGTCTTCCGACAGGCGGAACTGAGCCGTGTTGCCATTGAGCATGGCCAGATCCTTGTCGACTTCCGAGCGAGCTTCCAGGATGCCGCAAGCTTCATCGACCTGGGCGGTCGTGGACTTGCTGGACGGGATACCCTGGTTCAGAGCGCGCCAGTAGACGGCAGGCAGGCCGGTGCGGACAACAACGCGCTCGCCGGTCGGCAGATTGCCTTCCTTGAACACGCAGTCCTCGAGGATCTCGTTCGACTGCGAGAGCAGTTCGGCGATGATCGGAACGCGGCCATCGGGGTCGGTACGCTTGGCCCAATCGGCCAGGGTCAGGTTAGACGTGGAAAGAGTGGTCATTTCACAAACTCCTTAAAGGGTTACTGCTGATTGCTGTACAGCGCGGCCGCCTTGCTGTTGAAGTCCTGCGGCCCAGACCGAGATCCGGGGTTCGGGGAATTCCCAACAAACGTGTCCTCACTGATGGCTTTGCCCGCCTTAAACATGAACCGGATTACTTCCGGGTGATTGCCTAAGCCAGACTCGTTGAGCAGCGCGCGCAATTCCGGCGAGCCGAAATTATCCAGAGCCTTCTTGGCAACGGAGAGGTTTTCCGACAGTTTTTCGCCGCCGAACTCTTTGTCGGCTTTGGACTGTTCGACCCATTCGTTGCGGATGGCGTCTACCTGCTCGGCCTGGCGCGCCTGGATCACAGGGGCCACCTTGTCGAGCACCTTTTGCGCAGCGTCCTGCGACAGGTTCAATTCTTTGGCGACCTCCGTGAATGCGTCGAGCACCCCGGCGTCGAACTCTTGGCCTTCTGGGGCCTTGAATTCGTACTTTTCAGGCGCGCCTTCGGTTTTACCCTCTTCGCCGCCCTGGTCACCGTCAGTCTTGCCAGCCTCTGCACCATCCTGGGCCTGCTGGTCCTGTCCTTCGGTTACTTGCTGCCCTTCCCCGTACAACGCATCTGCCGTGGCAGGATTGTTGCCGGGTGCTTGCGATGCGTCACCTTCAGTTGGATTTGCGGCTTCCGTCATCAGCATTTCTGTCATTCTGTTGTTCCTTCACCATTACAGGGTACAGCTCAGGGCAGAGCGTGTGGATCATTGCAAGGATGCGATTGCCATAGTTCCTGTTACCTTCACTGAATGCCATCTGCATTGCGTTGGTGTTGAACGATAGCCGGAACACTCCTGCCTGATCCATGAGCCGCCAAATAACTCGACGACCCCGCTTACTGCTCATGAGCCACTTCAAATCTGCTTCTTCGTTCTCCCGCTCAAGACGCGCGCGAAGGCTTTTGTCTTCCTTTTCGCGCTCCTGACCACGGAGATCTAGCGGGTCATGGTTGCTCATTCGGTTACTCTATGCGCGGCACATACGGATACGGGTACCATCATGGTGCAGCATTGATCCACAAGCCGGTGGCTGCCTGGTACTTCAGCACCTGGCCGTCTTGGGGATTGGTGATCTTGACGTTGTGCAGCTCGTCCAGCTCATAGCCATTTTTAACCGAAACAAAGATCGAACCATTGTTTGCATGCTGCCGGACGCAATAGCCAATCTGCACCAAATGATCCGGCGCAACCGGCTTGGTGGTGGTCATGCCGCCGGCCACAGACGGCGATAGCCACACAACCGCGCCTTCTGTCAGCGCTGATGTGTTGATGTCGCGAACCATGCCAAACGTGGTGCAGAACGCCTTGTTGCCGCCTGTCGCGGTTTCAGTCATGACCCCGAACGTGGTGGTTGAAGACAGCTCGCCATTGGCCTGGGCATAGGTCGCGGTCTTATTGCTGCCGTCAGATCCGGCAATGTACACCACCTTGCCCTCAAGCAGGCCGTTGTTGTCCGCAGCTTTGACCAGGGTCACCTGCTCTTGGCCGATTTGAAGCGTGACGTTGCCACCCTTAAGCACAAACTCGAGTGTGCCATCGGTGTCGTTCCAGCGCATTTCTCCGACGCCCAGGGTCGTGGCGGGCGCTGTGGTGTCGAACGAGGCTTTGGCAAATTGCTGGTTCTCGTTGACGCCGTTGGGCCAGAACAGTTCGCTGCCGTCTGGATCTTTGACGCCAACCAAGTCGCCGTCAGCCTCAGCATAGAGCCAAGGCGAACCCTGGCTCTTTTGCCGCGTGCTCATACAGGTGCGCCGTACAGCGCTTCTGCACGGTTCTCATTGCGGGCGTTTTCAGTCTGGCCGATTTCCATGTCGGTGATCTGGAGCTCAACGCGCATGTCAGTGCCTTCGCCCTGAGTTTCATACGCGCTGGTGCTTTTGATCATTGCCTTGGCGTGGATCATCATTTCGCCGCCGACCTTGGGCAGCGCAGTGATGCCAAGCTTTTCGAGTTCGTCCTTGCCCAGGCTGATGCACAGGCCATAAGGATAACGAGGCTCGTCTCGCTCGATCTCGCCCGGCATCTCTTCGCGTTCGGGCTTGGACTTCATGTTGATCAGGGCCATTGGTGCCTCCTTTAAGCCAGGCGGGTGAGCTTGTAGAGCGTGCTCGACAGCAACGTGCAGATGCCATCGATGTCGTTCTGAATGTGGCTTTCGGTACCCATCAGACCACGCTGGCTTTCAACGTAGTCATAAACGCCGCGCACGGTCGCGATCGGATCTGCGCCCAGCTCAAACGTGCCGCCGCTGAACGTCAGCTTTTCGCCAGTGCAGCCCATCCAGCTTTCCGCCAGGCCATCAGCCGCGTCGACCAGGTCGTTGTACATGCCCAGCGCCGTGTGCGCGGCATAGCTGCCAGGTCCTTCGACCATCAGGTGATGCATGTGAATTGCCGTTGCCGCGTGCAACAGCTTGGTGATGAAGCCGGCCGCGCCGCCTGCATCTGCCGTATCCGCACCGTACAAAAGCGATCCTTTGTTCATTACCATGTCTTATACCTCCACTGCTGATGGTGAGTTGTAACCTGAGAACATGTTCATGATGTCCGTCAGGGCGTTGGGTTGCCCACCTGTGGGCGATTGCGCCAGGTCGCGCGTGGTCTTGGCCTGCTGCTGCATCATGGCCATTTGCGTTTGCGCCTGAAGCGCCTTTTCGCGTGCTGTGCGGATCACAGCCACCTGGTCGCCGGCCACAATCAGCTTGGGATCGATGCCCAGCATTTCCGAATAGCTGTCGGCCCACTGGTCGCTGTCGAACTTGTCGAGCACGTCGGGCTTCATTTGCGCGATCGCGCCCAGGTTGCCGACGAAGCGGTCGACCGAGTTGGTGCCGATCGCGCGCTGGGCCTGGGCCAGCATCGAGACGAACTCGACGTTGAGCTCCATACCTTGCAGCTCTTCGGGTGCAGGCGGAATAATGCCGGCCTCGACCATGCGGGTGAACGTGATGTCGATCAGCGGGTCGAGCAACTCGTTGTGCAGGCGCTCAAGCACCGGCCCCAGCATCAACAGCTTTTCTTCATGGCGCTCGGCCACCTCGGTCGCGGTCATGCGGGTGTCGGTGGCATTGGCCAACATCAGGAACAGATCCGCATAGAATGAGCCACGGATGCGCTCACGCACGTCCTGGATGTCCATCAGCAGGTGATCCAGCCGCAGGTTCACATCGAACGCAGTCTTGATGCCGCCACCAGCCGGATCGACGAACGTGACGCCACCGGGCAGCATTTCGATGTCGCGGTTTTTCAGATTGGTCGGCGCCTGGAGCGGGGGCTTGGTCTGATAGTCAATGCCCTGGGCCTTGCGGAGCTGCTCATGCTGTAGCTGCTTGATGTCGCCCAGCGCTTCCATGCCGGGACTGTTGCCGTAGATGTCGCCACCTGCGACGGCCCAGCGCGGTGCCACGGCGGGAAACTGCTTGAACCCGCCTTCGCGCAGGAACTTGCCGGGATCGCCCCCCACCTCGAAATAGTAGCTGCCCCAGGCCATGTTTTTCGCGTCCTTCTTGGACGGATCTCGGTCGGCGCGGGGCTCGATCGCGTGAATGATCGGTATCCACTTATCGAGATTGCCATTGTCGTACATGCTGCGCACGGTGTTCGAGCAGTTGTAATAGCCAAACTCCTTGACGATCTCGGCCACCGTTTTCTCGAACTCGCGGTACAGCGTGCAGACGCGGCCCTGCCAGTCCTGGGCAATGCAATACTCGCCGGTCGTCAGCGGGTACTGGTGGATCACCGAATTATAATCGGGCAAGATGATCGAGGCCGACGTGCCAAACGCGCCCAGCTCTTCGTAGACCTGATGCAGCGCTCGATATGTATTCGATCGTTGAAACACGATCTGCATGCGCCGCGTTACGTCGTCGAGCCACAGCTTGACAGGCGGGAAAGCGTTGAGATCCGGGTCGGCCGTGCCAAGCCGGAACCAGGGGCGGGCCGGTGATGTAGCGCCAGCCATCATGCCGGCGCCTAGCGTGCGCAGTGCGCGCGTGCCGGTGTTGTCATAGATGTTGTTGTGGCGCCGCCAGCCCTTGTCGCGGTCCTGGCGGAAATAGCGGCCATTGCGTGGCAGCAGGTAGGTCGTGATCTCTTGCCAGTGAGCCCACCAGGTAGCGCGCTCCATCTTGAGCTGCCCCCAGCGGGTAAAAAGCTGATCACGACGCGGCGCGCCTTTGTAGGACGTGGCATCGCTGGGGAATTGGCTCATGGGTTAACCTCCGAGCAAAGTGTTTTTGCCCAGCGACAGTGCGTTGGGATCGACCCCGGTCGGGCCAGTCAACATGGTGGAAGCAGGTCCGCCCTGGGCAGCCTGGCTCGCAGCGGACAAAATGCCGCCCGTGTCCGGCGTCTTGCGGTTAGCGCGGCCCATTGCTTCGTCGCTCTGGCGCTGCTGCGATCGAGCTTCCATGCGGGCCTGTTCCTGTGCGCCGGCCTGCTTCTTGAGCGCTTGCCTTTGCTGGCTTGCTGCGCGTTCACCGGAATAGATCGAATAGCCGGTGCCGACGACCATTGCGCCAACGATAGCTGAAACGGCCATGTTCTAAATCTCCTTGCTGAAGATAATGTCCTGGACGCCATAGCCCATGCGCGGACAGATAGCAGCCAGGTCAGTGTTTTCTTTTGCGTGCCACAGCATGAGCTGGGCTCCGGTTTCTTTTGCCAGCCGCTCGGTTTCACGCATCAGCTTGATGCCGGTGCGGCCGACGCGGTGGCTTTTGGTCACAAACAGCACGTCGTTTGTACACATGACCAGGTCAGCATAGTGGAGGTGATGCACTACAAAGTTGGCTGAATAGCCGACCATGTCGTCACCGTCCCAGGCCGCCAAGCAAAGCATCTTGCCCTGCCGTTCCATTTCACGGTAGCCGATCCAGTCTGGCTTCAAAACCATGACCTGCTTATTCCTGGCGATCTCGATCCAATGCTCACGCAAAAGCTCACTGGCCCTTGCGTGCATTTCGTCAACGTTGGACAGGCGGATTTCGGTCATGGGTTCCCCACTATGATGTGACAGTAGTATCCATACATGCGGATACGGGTACCTGATCAGGCATAGGGGTCATAATCCCTTGGCTGAGTTTTGATCTGCGATGCAAAGTCCATCAGGTGGCGCGGTACCTTGACCTGGACAGGGTAGGCAAACGTCAGCGCCAAAGCGTCGGCCAAGTCAGGAGATCCAGCGCCCTGGAGCCGCTTCTTAATCTCGTCCTTGGGCTCGAGCACCTTGCGTCCAGCCGCGTCGAACCAGTAGATCGGCGTGGCCAGCTCTTGCTTGAGCGCATTGTCGTTGGGGATCGCGCCGCCCAGGGCCAGCCATTCCTTAACCTCGAACCACATTTCAGTGCGCCGGTTGATGTACTGGTTCGGCTGGGTCGCTTTGCCACCGAACGGCACCTCGACCACGTCATAGCCAAGCTGGCGCAGGCGATCGATCACGCCGGCACCGGCTCCGCTGTCGATGAAGGTGGCATCAGGCTTCCAGTTCTCGATGATGTTGGCGACACGCGCGGCCAGCTCCATGTTGTCGATGCCGCGATAAACCAGGGGATCATAGCATTGCAGGCCCTGGCGCTTGACGATCACCGATCGGTCGTCACCAAAGCGCGCAGGATCTACGCCCAGGACGCGCGGGGTGCCTTCCACGTCCTTAAAGGTGTATTCGCGCTGGGCCGCCTCCTCTGCGTCGTACAGACTGATGAGCTGGTCATCGCCGGCCGCTGTAAAATCGCACAGGTATTCACGCGCAAATGAGGTTTCGGACATGTCGCGCTTGAGGCGCTCGACCTCGTTCTCGTCGATCGCGTGCGTGTCGTATACGGTGAACCTGGCGGCGTGCCAGTCGTCGAGCTTCTCAGCCTTATAGAAGATCTCGGAGAACAGATTAATGCCAGCCGGCGTGCCAATAAACATGGCCCAGCCCAGGCGGTCGGATAGGGCAGGCTGAATGATGTCGATCCAGACCTCGGGCTTGATCTGGGCCACCTCGTCAATGACCGCGCCGTCGACGCGCAGACCGCGCATGGCGTCGGGGTTATCGCCACCGAACAGGCGGATGATAGCGCCGTTATGCCGAAAAGTGACCGATAGATCGCCCTCGTTGATCTCGATCAGCGATCGAATGCGCAGGGGCTCGAGCTTCTGCTTGAGGCGCGCCCAGGCAATGGCCTTGGCCTGCTTGAGGAACGGCGCGATGTACACAAACATGCCGAGCTCAAGCTTGAACTTCATGGCCTTGTCGATCAGCTCCATGATCGCAAGCTCGGTCTTGCCGGCGCGGCGGTGCAGCGCGAACACACTGAAGCGGCGCTTTTCGCGGTGGCATTTACGTTGCCAAGCACGGGGTCGGTAATCGAGGTGCAGCGCTGCTTCCATCCCATTAAAACCTTATGTCGTCTTCAGCCCAGTCGATCAGTTCCCAACCGAAATTATCCCAAAGCCAATTACGCAGATCGGCCAGCATCGCTGCCTCCAAACTTGGCTTCAATGTCGGTGGCGATTGTAGTTCCATCGTAGTACTCCTCGCCACCATCTTCCCGCAGCCACGCGACGATCTCCTTGACCGCTTTCGCGTAGCCCTCTTTCTGGCCGATCTCGATCAGCCTAATGTCGTGGTGGTTCATTGGCTGTCTCCTACGCGGCGGTTCCACCCGGCGATGGCTTCTTCAGGGGAGGTGCTATCCGATCCGCCATAATACGGACCCTGAGCATTGCACCGGTCGCAATCGACCAACACCGTCTCATCATCTTCATCAAATGGATGGGTGACGGAAAGGCGCTCAGTCTCTCCGCAAAACGGGCATGGCTTGAGTTCAACTTGCATCGCGCTGTTCCTTCGCTCGTTCGGCAAGCATGGCGTCTGCCAGTTCATAGGCTCGGCGGGCAAATGTCTGCGCGATACCCTCGCCCTTTTCACTTTCGTGACTTGTCACAAGACGCATGGTGCTGGTCAAAGCCTGCCCTGCGAACCAATCGCGCAGCGTCATGCCGGGGTCGCGCATAGACAGACCATCGCCGCTGCTATCAAGGCAGGGATATGCTTGTGGGTTATCAGGCATCGCGCTGTTCCTTGTAGCTGGTGAGGGCTTGGGCAACTTTCTCGCGGAAATACGCTGCTCGTGACGCAAACCGCCGCATCCTGTTCCTATCATCGGAGCAGCGGCACCCCCCATTTGTGTGCTGTCCCTTGGGCCGCTGAATGACGCAATAACCGTCAGAGCATCCACCAATTGCGGCGCAGCCTTGGTCAAACTGTTCCAAAGCCCCCGCCAGCGTCTCGGCCAGCGCCTTGAACTTGGCGAGTTCGGCTGCTTGTTCGGCGCGGACTGCTTCACGGTCGGCTTCAATTGCGCCGATTGCTAGAGGCAATGATCCTCTTAGGTAGCAGTCGCGGGCCACTTCCACCGCAGGTCGTAGTTCACTGGTCATAGATCATCCACCTTATAATGCGGCCAATAAGCAGCCCTGCCGCGAAAGCGATTAGGTTGGTGACAAGGTTATTTATTGCTGCCTCCCAGCGCTGATCGGACGTAATCACAAGTTCCCGACAATGCCGCTACAATCCGACGATCCTCTTTGCAGGTCGCAATAATTTCTAAACGACCGCTGGCCCGCATCATTTCAGCAACGCACATGGTTAGCGCTTCCCGCAGCCGCTCATTCTCGGCCTCAAGGGCTTCGATGCGGTCGGCGGCTTCCGGGCCATCTGGGTTGCGAAGGCCCCAATCTCCGTTATCGCTGTTGAGATAACCCTGATACCGCAACCGCTCCACCAGCGCCTTTGCTTCGTCAGTCATTTGAACACCTTCCGCGCATCAGGTAGCAACGCCTTGGTCTGGCAATCCTTGCGCAAGCAAGCACGGACACCAGCCGGTGAAATCTCAGCCTTGCAATGGTTGCACCAGATCGGTGCAGACTTTGTGCTTCCCTTTGTCATTCTTCCGGTACTCCTGTGACAACGGTCACGTTGATGCCGCCCTGGTGGTCGACGCCAACGCGATCTCCGTATTTTTTGGGGTTCCACTTGGCCAAAAGCTGGAGGCGCAGCCAGACCTGGTTCTTGCGCCAGGCGACCTCGACGCTGTCTTTCGGGATGGTGTCGACCAGCTCCATTGTCTCATCGGCAATGGCATCGTGGCCTTCCTCGCGCGCGCGCGCGAAGTTTTGCGCGAACACTGGATCTTTCTCTTTCCATCTAAAGACGGTCGATTGGTCGGGATTGCCAGGCAGGCGGCACCAGGAGCGCAGGGTTTTACCAGACGCAACCCAACCAATGACTTCCGCAGCCTTGTCGGCTGGGATCTCTTGCGGTGGCCTACCACCTTTGGACTTTTCAGTCTTTGACTTCGGTGCGGATCGTTTTCCAGCGGTCCGGCGTTTGGGCTCTTCGCTCATAGGTGCAAATCTTCTGAATAACGGATCGGGTCAGGCCAAACATTTGGGCCAGGCGCCGGTATCCAATGTTTTCTTCTTCGTGCAGATCGCGAATTCGATCGACAATCTCGTCCGAGATCCGAGCATTGTGATGCGACATGCCGATGCGGTATCCCTGTTCGTTGACAGCGATGACGACGACACGCTTGCTGCTCATTTCTTTTTCAACACCAGGTGCCAAGGGGTTTTCTTTTTGACGCCCTCGCTGGCCATTTTCTTTGCCTCAGCCTGGGTCATGCCATGCTTTTTGGCGATCGCCTTGTTGTGGGCTGCGGCTTGGAATAGCCGGTGTTGTTTGGCTGTGTATGGCACTGTGACCTCCTGCTTGTGGCATCATGCCGTAATGATGATGTAAACGCAACATCACCATTTCCTTTTGCGCCAAATTGAATGGATTTGGATCATGCGATCTTTGAGTTGATCGGTGCTGCGCTTGCCCCGGATCTTTTCGACTTCGCGCAAATAGGCTTGTCGGTCCAATAGAGGCTTGCGCAGCACATCGATCGCTTCGCATTCGATCATCCATTCTGGGCAGTAAGAGCAAACCATTTGTCCTTCAGCCAGCTCGATGTTGCGCTGGTTTTTGCAGTCTTTCCCACAGGCAGCCATTAGTGCCTCATTGTAGCAAGCCAGCCGTCAATCAGTTTGATGGCGTCCTGGCATCCAATCTCGGCAAATGCGGTGTCGAGCTTAGTTTCTGCGTCGGTGTCATCGTCATCGCGGAACCCCAGGCCAAAGTCGCACACGCCAAAGCCTTCAGGGCGGAAATAGAACCGCAGCTCGGGCGCGCCGTTTTTGTCCTGGCGCCGCATCATCACGATCGTGTCAAAGCGCGCGACGGACCACGCTTTCACGAATGTTGTGTCAGTCTTCATCGCGTGCCTCAAAAAATGGGTGAAAGGGTTTCTTTGTACGGATGGCGCGGTGGCTAAACCAGCCGTCTGCTGATAGCCGCATCTTGACCAGGATCACCAGGCCTGCCTGGTAGGCGCCCATTGCCATGCGCCGATGCCGGGCTTTCTGACAATTGGTGCCGACGTGGTAGATGATCGTGTCGCCTTTTTTGGCCTCAGCCACCGCGCGTTCAAATGAGCCGGGTTCGCCTTTCGCTACGTTAATCGTGGTCAAGGTTGCGCCCCTTTCTTGGTAAACCGGCCATCCTTGCCGCGACGGGGTTTAATCTGGTTGACGCGATCAAGCATTTCCTGGGCCAGCCGGCGAGCAAAGCGCGCTTCTTGAGCAAGCTTCGATCGGCGCACGGCTTGGTAGCCGTTGTAAGAGACGCTCGCGAATAGAGCGATCATCAGGATCAGATTGCACATGTCACGCCCTCCTTTCGATGGCAGCGCGGCCCAGCGGGGTATCGTATAGCATACCCAGGGCGGCCTTGTAGGTGTCGAGCAGCATTTCCATTTCGCGGCGATCGTCGGGCTTCATTTTGCGCAAGCGGACAATCTGGCGCATCATCTTGACGTCATAGCCGACCGCCTTGGCTTCGGCGTAAACGTCTTTCACATCGTCGACGATGCCCTTCTTTTCCTCTTCGAGGCGTTCGATGCGCTCGATTAGTAGGCGCAAGCGATCGTCAGCGTTGCCGTTGTGTCCAATGGTCATGTCAGCCTCCAATCGCAACAAGAGCAAGCGTTGCAATTACGAACATCACAAACAACAGGCCACCGCCAGAAACAATTCCCAGCTCGCCTTGCGGCTTTTCCCAGCGGGCGTGCTTTTGACGCTCGGGCTGCCGTTCCCAACTGTTGCGGCCCTGAATGGTGTAACGGTATTTGGTCATTCGCCTTCTCCTTCATCGTAAGCAATTTGCCGTTCGGCCTGGATCTGACCCAGCAGGCGCTCGTTGCGCTTTTCGGGAGCAGCAAGCATCTTTGGATCGCCGGCATCGAGGTGCCGCAACTTGTAAAACGGGTTCCCGTAATCGAACTGCTTAGGGTTGGTGATCTCAAGGCATTCCTTGATGGTCGGGAAAAACGTGCATTTTTCCTTGAGCACGTCGGTTAGACATTCCAAGCCATGAGGTGACAGATGGCCAAGCGATTTGAAATAGTCCGCAATCAGCCACTTCTCGGCCTGCACGTCGCCCTTGTCGGCGCGCTTAAACAGCATTTCCCAGCGACGAAAGACCTGAAGGAAATGCTTCTTGCGCGCAATCTCCTCAGCCAAGGAGGTCGAGTCCTTCGTCGATTGCTCGAGCGAGGCTGCTACGGCGGTCGACACCGCCTGTCCGATTTGAACTGCCATCTGTTTTCTCCTTTATCCAATCTGCCTTGAACCCGCGCCATCCGCGCACAGTGCATTCGACCAGAGCCTGTTCAAGTGACCAGCCGATCTTGGCAGCTTCGCGCTTGATGCCTTCCAGAGCAGTGATGGTAAGATCCGCTTTGAGCTGCTTTCGCTGAGACAGAAAATCAGACCAGACTTGCTCAGAAACGTTTCCCGGTCGTTCAATTGCTGCCTTTTTTTGTATAGTTTTTTTCTTCTGCTCTGTATCTGTATCTGTATCTGTATCTGGGGGCGTTACAGTAACGGTTGCGGAACGTTCCCTGAAACGTTTCACGCGCTCAGTTGAAATGTCTGATTTGTATTGCCTTTTCGCCCATCCATGTGGAGCGTAGTGGTACCCGTCAGGTCCACCGCTCACCCTATCGATAAGGGTAGCGTTCGACAGGCGTTCGAGCACCGTTAAGGCACCGTCTTCCGTCAGCCGCAACGCAAACGCAATATCCGAAACGGGCGGCAATTTTCCATCGTTCTGGCTGGCAATGCAAAGGATGTTGATCCACGCCTTAAAGGTTTCGCCGTCCAGGCGCTGAACCTTTGGATCGTTCAAAACCTCAGCGTAGAAGCGGAACCAGCGGCTCATCATCAAGCCTTTCGCGCTTGAGCCATCAGCTCTTTGATTTCCTGGCGCCGACGCGCAACAAATCTTTTGGCGTGCTGATTAGAGCAATCAACGCACGAAGCGTTTATCGTATATCTTTTGGTGTTTCCGCAGGTCCGGCAAGGCTTGCCATCATAGCAAGCTTCACCAGACACGGCGGCTTTCTGACGTGGGTGCATAAAAGCTCCTGTGTTTGTGTTTCGTTGTTCATAAAACACAGAACACAGGGCAGTCAACCATCAATTTACCAGATCGCCTTCCTTGACGAAAATGCCGTCGACCATGCGGCCCTTGCGGTCTTTGATCTGCTGATAGGCGTGCTCGATGCAGTCCTCGACGTTCAGGCCGCGCTGGGCCGCCATAATGGTCAAAACCACGATGCAATCGCCAATCGCGTCGATGTATTCTTCGCGGTCATCTTTGATGATCGCCTCTTCCAGTTCCTCAGCTTCTTCGAACAGCTTGACCAATTGACGGTCAGGTGTGCTGCCCTCGATCAGATTACGCGCCTCGGCCCACTGCCGGATCAGTGCAAACGTCATCATGTGCTTTTCTCCTTAAAATGGCACGTCTGATTCGTAATCACGTTCCCAATCGTTAGATCGTTCTTGCCTAGGCTCCTCCCTAGTTCCCCCTTGGCTCCTCCCTTCTTGGGCGCCGTCCAGCATAGTCAGCACAGCGCGCGGCCCCTGGAGAATCACCTCGGTCGAATAGCGATCGGCACCGGCCTGGTCCTGCCATTTGCGTGTGCGGAGCTGGCCCTCGAGATAGACCTGGCTGCCTTTGCGCAGATAGCGTTCAGCGACGCCGGCCAAGCCTTCGTTGAAGATCGCAATCGTGTGCCATTCAGTGCGTTCCTGCTTATTGCCATCCTTGTCCTTCCAGCTTTCGCTGGTGGCCAGGCGCAAATTGCAGACCTTGCCCCCGGACTGAAAGCTCTTGACCTCTGGATCGGCGCCCAGGCGGCCAATCAACGTGACCTTATTCAGCGATGCCATTGTCTTCTCCTTTAATGCGGACGGTAACGTGGCCGCCCTTGATCGGTGCAGCCACATAACAAGTGACCGATTTGAACCGCGCGTCGTCAATCTTGAGGCCATCGCATAGGCCATCGATGCCGGCTTTGAACCTGGCGACCAGGTTGTCGCGATCGTAACTGCGCGCGTCGGGCGGCATGAACAGCAGCTCGAGATGCAGATCGCCGGCCGGCACCGGACCAGGCTTGGCCTCGAGCGTGCAGATCCAACATGTTCTGCGGAAGTCGCGCTTGGCCTTCGACAGCTTCGACCAATGCAGGCGGCTATTTGGCGATAAGCTCGATGGCGGCCAGGGCAGCTCAAGCTCAATCACTGCCGCGTCCGAAAATCATTTCGTGCGCAGTAAGATCCAAGCCGCGATCCCAGGCCACCTCGAGGATGCGGCGCTGTACTGCGGTCGGCACGGTGCCGGTCTTTTTCCAGCGCGAAATGGCAGCCGGATCTCGGCCAATAGCTCGAGCCAGGGCGCGAACGCCACCAAAGCGATCGATCGCCAGGTCGACGGGTGAGTTACTGATGTTGTCCATTGGTCAACAGTGGCACAGGTTCGATCGCGGCTCAAGCCGGCTTGTTAGACCGTTGTTAGACGCTTGTGAGACGTAGCGTTTACGGAACGTAAAAATACATGTTGACCTGGTGCGAGTGTTGATTTATTCTCCACAACATAAAACAAGGGAACAACGACATGACCAACGAAATTTACAAAGGTTACACCATCGTCCGCCGGCACAAGCATTGGGCCGCATTTGATGCCGATGGCGATCTTTTTGAAATCGGCAAAACCAAACATACCCTGCGTGGTTTTATCAGCGCGGTCATCAATGGCGACGAATGGGCAATCAACGACCTTCGCAAAGCCGGCTATCACAAAATTTAACAACTCGCGGGGGCTTCGGCCCCCATGTTTTCCAGGAGCAAACCATGACCAAGTGGGAAAAAATTGATGCGATGGCTGACCTGGTCGAACACAAATACGGCAGCCCGGCCGCTGTTGCCGGCTATTTTAAAGGCATGGCCGTCAGCTACATCGCCGACAAAGATCTCGACTTTCATTTTAAGCGCCTGGTCGCTGACCTGCAAAAGGAGTGCGGCCTGTGACACAGCTCGAACATATCCTCAGCCACCTGCGCAGCGCGCCGATCACACCGATGCAAGCGCTCATGGATTATGGCTGCTTTCGCCTGGCTGCGCGCATCCGCGATTTGCGCGATGCCGGCCATGAGATCCACACCGAACATGTCACCCTGGGCGACGACAAGCGCTTTGCCCGGTACACCCTGATCAAGGAAGCAAAATGAGCAAGCACCCACGCTATCGCTTTATCGCCGAGATCGATCACTGCATTGCCGGCATCCCGTGCATTATTGGCGTGCTATCGTTTCATCAACAACGCGGTAGCTATTCGAGCCGCGCCAGCGATCCCGACGAATATTATGGCTATGCCGATGCCGATTGGATCGTGCTCGATCGCAAAGGTTACCGCGCCGATTGGCTGGCCAACAAGGTTACCGCCAACGACGAGCAAGAGATCTTGGATCTTATCATTGAGGAGATGTCAGAATGAACCTGGAAATTATCCCCGTCACCGATCGCGATGCCTGGCTGCGTGAGCGCGTCAAGGACGTGACCAGCACCGAAGTCAGCGCGCTCTATGGCCTATCGCCTTACATGACCGCATTTGAGCTGTACCACCAGAAGAAGAACCAGGCGGTTGTGCAGATCGACCCCAATGAGCGCATGAAATGGGGGACGCGCCTGGAAAGCGCCATCGCGCACGGTGCGGCCGAAGACATGGGCTGGAACATTGAGCCGATGAACGTCTATATCCGCGATGCTGACGCGCGGATTGGCAGCTCGTTTGATTTCAAGATCACGTCCAGCAGCGACGGTCCTGGCATTCTCGAGGTCAAGAATGTCGACTGGCTGCAATACCGCGACAAGTGGATCGACGATGGCGCCGGCAACATCGAGGCGCCCGAGCACATCGAGCTCCAGGTGCAGCACCAAATGGAAGTCACCGGCATTGCCTGGGCGGCGATCGTTGTCCTGGTCGGCGGCAATGAGCAGAAAATTGTGCTGCGCAATCGCGACAAGGACGTGGGCGCCAACATCCGCACCAAGGTGGCCGAGTTCTGGCAGACGATCGAAGCCGGCCGCGCGCCGTCACCGGACTATGTGGCCGACGCGCAGTTTATTATCAAAAGCCTGGCCAACAAAGCAGAGGCAGGCCTGGTCGCGCAGTCGGACGAGGCGCTTGATGAGCTGATCGAGCAGTATGCGTTTCTTAGCCGCTCGATCGATGAGCAGGAAGCATTAAAGCAGGCTACAAAAGCACAGATATTGCAACGTATCGGAACAGCTAGTAAGGTGATCTCACCGCTGGGAAGCATTTCATGCGGCAACGTCAAAGGTCGTTCCGGTACGTTGATCACCGCCGACATGGTCGGCACCACGATCGGAGCAACGGAAGGTTATCGCGGTTTTCGGTTTTACCCCAAGAAGGAGAAGTGAGCATGTTTAAGATTGAAAAGAACGTTGCGCTGCCGAAGCACGCACGCACCAGCAAGTACCCGTTTGCGGACATGGAAGTGGGCGACAGCTTTGCAGCTCCCGAAGCCACCCGCACTGCGCTGTACACGGCAGCGCATCTGTGGGCCAAGCGCGATGGCGCCGGCAAGAAGTTTATTGTGCGCGAGGAAGGTAAAGGCGCACGCATCTGGAGGACCAAGTAATGAGCGAGAATGCCCTCACCCCTATCCAAGCCATGCGCGGCACGCTGACCAGCATGGCGCCCGAGTTCCAGGCAGCGCTGCCGCCTCAGATCCCGGTCGAAAAGTTCATTCGCACCACCCTGACCGCGATCCAGATGCAGCCCGAGCTGCTCAATGCCGATCGCCGGTCGCTGCTGGGTGGTTGCATGAAAGCGGCCCAGGACGGTTTGCTGTGCGATGGTCGGGAAGCTGCCCTGGTCATGTTCAACAGCAAGAGCGGCAAGGTCGTGCAGTATATGCCGATGGTCGGCGGGATCTTGAAGAAGATCCGCAACAGCGGCGAGCTGGCCAGCATCAGCGCCCAGGTGGTCTATGACAAAGATCACTTTGACTATGAGCTGGGCGACGACGAGCGCATCGTTCACAAGCCTTTCCTGGGCAAGGATCGCGGATCTCCAATCGCGGTCTACGGCATTGCCAAGACCAAGGACGGCGCGATCTACCGCGAAGTGATGTCGGTCGACGAGGTAGAACAGGTGCGCAAGGTCAGTCGCGCTTCAGGCAACGGCCCCTGGGTGCAATGGTGGGGCGAGATGGCCAAGAAAACGGTGATCCGCCGCCTGGCCAAGCGCCTGCCCTCGAGCGCTGATGTCGACAGTGTTTTGGAAGCTGACAATGAGGCCAGCGGGTTTGTCCAGATCGAACGCATTGAGCCGGTCAACACCACGCCGCCGCCGTCTGAACAAGTCGGCGCGCTGTCTAGGCTCAAGGCCTCGATGGCTGAAGCCGAAGACGACGACGAAGTGATCGATGCCGAGACTGGCGAGATCCAGGACGAGACAGAAGAGGACGCAGATTATGCCCCAGATGTTGACGCCTAAAGAGCTCAGCGATCGCTGGAAGGTGGCCGACAGCACACTGCGCAAGTGGCGCGTTGCCGGTACCGGCCCCGCTTACATCAAGCTGGGCGATGGCAGAAACGCCGAAGTCCGATACAGCCTCGCCGATGTCGAGGAATTCGAAGCATCCAATCGTTTCGGAGAATAGGGAAAAGAGCCCCAGGCAGCGGGAAGGAACTGCCTGGGGCTCCCCCCCGTTTAGCGAGGAGCCGCGCCGCTCGACCCGCTCGGAGTACCGCACCAGGCATTGCGCCTGGCATTGTTTGCTTTGACCTCAGTCACCGTTTCAGGCGTGTCTTTGCTTGACCAGGTGATTGGGCGCCAAACAGCGCATTCAGTCCCTACGGTAGCCGTCATCGTCGTACAGCCCGCCAGAAGCCATATCAGCGCGGACAGCGTCATCAGCAGCAAGAGCCTCATTCAACCTCCTGTTTGCTTCCTTGGCGCTCTCTGAGCGCTCCTGAGCGCGTCCTGCGGCCTTAGCCTGAGATACCAGCCACCAGACTAGGCCAGCGACCAGAATGATCAGGCCAGCCCCCAGGGCCAGCCCGATCGTCATGCTTCCGGCTTCTTCTTTGATACGATCGACCAGACCGCGACACCGATCGTGGCAATGGCACCAGCCAAAGCTTCAGCGGTCGCGCCGTCGATCACACCCTTGCCGGCCAGAAAGCCAAAGCCGGCGGCCGCGATGGTGCGGACAATCCCGAATAGTTGTTCCTTGGTCATTGTCTTCTCCTTCATGCTTCATTGGTCGATAGCGGTTGCCCATTATCAGCCAGTCGAACCGGCAAACCAATCACCGGAACACCTTTAGGCCAGCGAGCTGCAATGCAGCGCCCCTTGCCTATCCAGGTTTCATTGACCCCATTGCTCTGGTTGCCGCCCAATACGCGGAAAGCAGTTGCCGTCTCGCCGGTATAAAATCCAACGTGACCACCACCCTTACGATCGAACACCAGAATTGCACCTGGCGCCAGGCGAGAGAACTGCAAGCGAGATCCGTAATCTGCCCAGGCTTTTGCGCGGTACCAATGCTGCGGGATCGGATGCGCGGCGAGCTGCATGCAATGCGCCACAAACGTGCCGCACCAGGGTGTCTCATCGTCACGCCACCAAGCGCCCAGCTTAGACAGCCAGAGCTGAATTGTCTTGCTGTGCTCAGGCCCAGGGATTTCGCGCGTGCCAATATAACCGCGTGCTTTGATCAGCCAGAACGGATCGAGGTTCATCATTGCTTCACCGGCAGAGCATAGACCCCGAACTTAGCCGCGATGCCGGTCAGCACCAGGCCGACCAGGACAATCAGCAGGCCCCAGACACCCTTCTTGGCGATGTCGATGCGCAGCTCCTTCCAGAATTCCTCCTGGGCGCGCGCAGCCTTGATCATGCTTTCGTGGTATTGCCGATGGCCATCGATGTCAGCGCTGCCATCTTCCGTCATGGGAAACGCTTTGTTCAGCTTTTTGAGCTCCATCAGGATCTCATTCAGCCGATCTTCAATGTGATCTCCGTGTGATCCTGTCTGCGTCATCGTTATGCCCTACCGCTGAAACCACCTTCCTGACCGAAGCGCACTTCGACAGGACCACCAACATATTGCGCCGCTTTGACGCCGACGCGGTAATAAGCGTTTTCAGGTTCCATGCCAAACACTTCAGTGGCCGCATCAAACGTGTCAACATCGCGCCAGGTGTCGGTGGTCGAAAACCGACGCTGCACGGTCACGATCGTACCGCCCAGGGTGCCGACAATCGACAAATTGAAATAGCCATTGATGCGGACCACGTCGGTCCACTGATCGGCCCCGTTGATGGTCTTGGTCGCGCGTGCAGTCATCGTGTCCTCCAGTCTTAATTCGTCTCGAGGAGGATGAACGAGCCATCTTCCTGAAGCAGGTTGTCGCCATTCTCTAACAGCAGGTTGTCAAAGTAGGTGTCGCTTTCGGTCCACATCGGATCGAACACGTCGGTGATCACCTCTTTGAAGATCTTTCTAAAGAATGGCAGTCTTTTCATTGCTCATCTCATTTGTTGCAGTCTGGCAATCTTGGTCGATCAGGACGCAGCCTCGTACGAGCCTGAGCAAAAGACAACAGGTGTTGCGCCCCATGTAGGTGTGTATACGTTTCCAGTGGTGTCCACATAGCCATTCCCAAAGCTGGCCACGTTAGAACTTACCGCAGCACAAACGGCGGGGCTTGCGGCGGCGGGAAGCCCTGAAAAATATGTGGTGTTGGCGGTAGAGGCTGTAGTGGTCGTGCTTTCGATCTTGAGCGTCCAGAAAACCTGCTTGCCGATCTTGATATAGCGCCCGGTATAAGTCGGTGTGCCGACAACGGTGAGACTAGTCGGAACCGGCGTCCAATCGCGTTCTGCGTAGGCATCGAGAGTGTTGGGGTCCGTGATGGCCGCAGACGGAAAACGCAGCCCGGTAGGCATATCCCACGCGCCGATAGCGGTAAGGACTTGGTTGCCCGTGCCAAGATCGGTTTTCCAGTTGGTAACGCCCGTGCCATAGGCCCCGAATACAGAGTTGCTTTGGGTGTCGGCATTAAACGTAAACCCGTTAAGCGGCGCTTCCAGATACGCCCCGTAAATGGTGTTCTGCGCGCAGCTAGTGGGTGTCGTTGCCTGAAAGGCGAACGCGGTGCCAGTGCCAGCAGGAGACTCCGCAATCGGGTTGACAAATGTGTTGCCGTTTCCGTTGATGACCCAGTTGCTAAGGCAAGAACCGGCCCGGCAACCGATAAACGTATTAGCATTAGGCCCGCGGTTGAACGACGGTGCCGACGTAATGAAGCTAAAGCCGATATGGTCAAGTCCAGCGCTGCCCGACTGAGCATCGCAGTCGATGAACGTGTTGTAGTAAGGGCCGGTGCCGTTGGTTTCGTCGCCGATCAGCGCGAACCCGCGTCCGCTAGTGTTGACGGCGGGAATACCGATTGAACAGCGCCGGTACGTTGAATAGCTAGTAAGAACGCGCCAAGCATATGCCCCAACGCCGTAAGCGTTTAGGTTCAGGTCTTCGACATTGATGTTGTATGGGTAGCGAGTCCCGCCGACCAACTGATAGGTTATGCCGCTGACGGCCGCATAGCTGTTAAGCGTTGCGCCGCGCCCGAGGATTTTTGTGCCGTCGCCCTTGATAGTGATGGTGGAGTTTACGCGGTATGTAACCCCCTGCCCGAAAACCACAGTTTTGCCGGCGCCAGCAGTAAGAGCGTCATTGATATACGACGCGCAATCAGTCGTGGCGGTATTCGTTCCGGCGGGGATATAATCATCCACATTGACCGGCGCTCCCACGATCATGGAGTAAGTGGCTTTGGTCAGGGACATAATACAATCCTATCAAATTTGGTAAGTGATTGTGCCGCTTGCAGAGGAAAGGTTGTTAACAGCGGTGCCAAAATAAAGTGAAGAAGAGAATGCTACGATACCACCAATAAACGCATTGGTGGATGCGTTACCGTAGGAACCCCAAGCGTTGTTTAGGGCTGTAAAGGGGAGCGAAAGATAAGAACTCAAATCTATGTTAACACTGGCACCGCCAGACAAGCGCCAATGCGCGATAACCATACGCCCGACGCGGGTGTATGTACCAGTCCATACAGGCGTACCACTATTGACGGTAACGCCGGTGGCTACAGGCGTCCATGTACCTTCTTCGTACTGGCTCAGAACATCGCCGCCGTTCGCGCTGAAGTCGATGCCTTTGCCAGCGGTGCCGATTTTTACGTTGCCGATAGCAGCGTTTACATTACCGCTGGCGTCAATTCGCATCCATTCGGTAGAGTTGTTGTAGTTAGTAAATACTAATTCGTAAGCACCGAGATAAGTGCGTGCGTTAGCTACGTTATTGACATAGGTTCCGCCGCCAACATTCCCAAACTCAAGGTCTGGCCCAGCCGAAGTGCTATCAACAAAACGCACACGCCCGGTTACTTCCAGTTCAGATGCACTGATAGAACGACCAGCTGTTAGGTTTGCAACGCTGACTTTAACAGTATTGCCGCCTTGAACAATCGGCAAAACTTCCGTGCCTGCCAACGGAGTCGTGGCGGCGGTAAGGGCGGAGATTTTTTTGTCGGCCATTGTCTGATCCTTAACCTATTAAGGTGCCATCACAAACACGGACACAGTGCGTGTGCTGCTATTTGTGTTCTGAACGCTGATTTCATTGGCCGCGCTGGACCACACATTGAAAATGCCTGTGCCGGGATTTGTCGCATTACCTACAGCAAAGTTAGCTCCGACCGAAATTGGAGTGTTGGTTGTCGCAGACGAACTGAACATTGCATAGGCAGTAGTGGCAAAAACCGCTTGGATAAACACAAAGCAGCCTTGCGAGTTTGAAATGGCAAAAGTTTCTGTAGCACCGCTTGCAATGTCCTTGGACAAGACTTCAAAATACGCTGGTACATTGCCGGAAGTGATGCGGCCCAGCCGCGCCACTTGGTTGGTGCGCAGACCGGGGGTTGTGCTGCCCGTAGTAATGCTGTCTGCAAAACCTTGGTTGTTCCATGCGCTCAAAATGCCAGACATTGAAGTCCCAGGTACCCCGTCACGCATGACCGCCGGTAGACCAGTGTTATCGTAGACGTTGCCGAACGCAGTTACTGTGGCCGAATATGGTGAAAGAGCGGTCCCCCCAGAACGCACATAAACGAGCGCCTTCTCAGATGTTTCGCCGTTCACAATCTCATTGGCAAAGCAGTTGGACACTTCTGCGTAGTTTTTATCGCCGCGGCATACAAAATCGAACAGCTTCTTCATTTTGCCGTAGACTTTGACGCCGGTAATCTGGTGCCGAGAATACAAGCCGCCACGCGGGAACACGCTGGCAAAAATGCTCAACGTTACCGATGCATCCAGATAAACTTCGCAATTTTGTGCCGTCAAGCCGGGGCGGCCGTAGATCGCGTCACTGGATGAATTTACGCAGAAAGTGGGTTCTTGGCCGTTATCATAGACAAAGACACAGTTTGAAACTGATAGCGAACCAGTCTGCGCGTCGATTTCGCCGTTGCCAAACCCGCTTGTTAAGCCCTCAGTGCGCTCAAAATGACAGTTTTGCACTATGGTGTCGCGGCACTGCGTTTTGATCGAACGGCCATAGCAATTCAAGAAACTGCTGCCGCCGGACACGACTAGTTCGCCAGGCACCTTATAGATGCCGCCGCCGTCATCTGGCGTAAAATACAGCAGCCCGTCTTGGTCAGATTGATACGCAAGATCTGAACTATAAATTTTCTCGATCTGCACGCCGTTTACGCGCATCGACTTGATATAGCGCGTTGCGGAATAGAACGAAGCTGCGATGCCGGTTATACCGGCTGATCCCGGCGTGCCTTGGCCAGCCGGCAGTTCGCAATCGCTTGCGCCGCCGCCATTAAGCGTGACAGTATCAAAAGAACCGCGAATAAAAAGCCCATCCCCGCCAAGGAACGTGTTGAGGCGCTTGGCGCGAGTGACAAAAACATTGTTGAATGTCAGGTTCGAGTAGCTGTCGGTATTGTTCAAGACCTCTAACGGCTTGTTACACAGCTTAGCGCCATCAACGGTCAGATCGTTGATGACAATATCAATTCCGCCGCCTTGCAAAAGCACAGCGCGTTCTGCGTGAATACCGTCGTATACGATGGTTGCATTTCTGCCATTCCAGTACACATCGCTGTTATAAGTGCGGGAAACAGACGCAGTAATTCGATATGTCAACCCACCCCAATCCAGCGGTTGCTGGCTATCGAGTGCAGCTTGAACGGGGATAGTATCGTCGGCGACGCCGTCACCGACCGCGCCAAAATCCTTGACAGATACGACATCACGCAGTTTGTCCTGGGCCGATCGAGCCTGAGCTCCAGTGCCGGCCTGGAGAAAACCAACTTTGCTGGTGCCAGCGCTTGATCCAAGATCATCAAAACCTTCCTGCACGTCGACAGCAGTCGTGTAGCCGCTGGGCGTGAGAGTAAAATCTTGAGCTGCGCCTGAGCTGTTGGGCAGCGCCTGCCAGTATTTAGCCAGAACAACAGATCCCAGCGGTGGCGGCGTGGTAAAGTTGAGTGCCTGGCCGTTGATGTTGTAATCAACTACAGGCACCTGGGTCACGCCATTGATCGATACATCCAGGTTGCGCACCGTAGCCGGCGGATAGGACAGCGCAAAAGTCGAAGTGACGCCATCACCGTTGAAGGTGTCGGCATAAGCAGTGGCAAACGCTACGATCGAGGCCAGCGAGCTGCCGTCCAAATTTTGCAGGCCTGTCCCTGTCGAATTCCAAGCAATAAACTGGTTTGCTTCGGGCAGCGGAAAGTCCATGTTCACGCCGGCCGGTAATGACAACGGAGATTTAATCGTG